CGTGTTTGAGAAGAGATTTCCATGAATCTGGAGTTTTGGTTACACCTTGAAGAACTGGGTCTCCAATGTGGGCAGCCGAAGAATAGACTCTACTGAAATTCGGATTGGCTTTGACATACTCGTCATAATCTGCCATTTTCACGTCGACGTCAAATTCTTCTTGAGTCTCAGAGTTCAGAAATGTATATCTTGGCACTTATACTCCTATCACAATACTAAGCCGATATTTCAACCGACTCGTGAATATTTAGATTACTCGATGCCAAACTCTTCGTTGACGATCATTGCATAACACTCGAGAGGTGTAAATCTTATCGATGCGTGATACGGACTATTCCAGAAAACCCAATACGCTTTGGCTTGATTCCATTGTTCAAAGAATCCCGAACCGCGATATTTGGCCAGTAGGCAAGACATCCAGAAGATCCAAAGGAAAGACCACTGGACGATCAAATACTTCTTAATTTTTAGAATTTGCAATCCGATAGTATTCATCGATGACACTCTTTCCTCTTTTGTCCCAGTCGGCAGTCGATTCTTTGAAAATCAAACCTTCTTTACCCGTATTACCTTCTACGGCCATAATAATACATAATTGATCGATGGGCATATTAGTTCTTTCTTGGAACATTTTCGCATACATCCAAGTCTGAATGAAGTATCCTTCAATATCTTCTTTAGTCTTGAACCTACGTGCGTTCTTCCAGTCTACAATAGAAATGGCTCCATCGACATATGCGACCAGATCAACAGTCCCAGCAATCTTCAATTTGTCGGAATAGAGCGGAGCTTCGATATTCACAACATAGGATATTCTAGCATCTACGATTGGCTTGACTTGAAGAAAGAAATCTCTATAGAGTGGACTGACTATTTCCGTATACGACTCATCATTCTGAAGATATTTCTCTAGGATCTTGTGTAACTCGGTACCTCTTCGAGCCGACTGGCCTGTGATCTTATTGGCTTCTTTTTCTCCAATACGATCTCGCCATTCATCGAGCCAGCTTTTATCACCAACTGCGCCTAGAATGGTCGTCGCCGACGGATATATTTTTCCTTCGGGCGTGATGTAGACTCGGCCTGTTTCGCGATCTTCTTTGACCGGAACACCATTGAAAGGAATTCCGATACGACCGAACGTCTTTCCTCTAACCAGACTCGCATTCTTCTGAGCATTTAACTTATCTCGAAGACTCATCCTTCAGCCTTTTTCAACTTCTCGTAGTATTTCGGATCTTCACCCAAATGATCTAAAGCAATCTCTCTAGCAACTGCTTTATTGGAAGTATGTTCAGCTTCGACTTTAATCCCGGTGCGGAGCGCAGCCATGATAGTTTCTAGACTTACCTTATGTTTGACTGCGAGTTGCTCTGGAGTCGACGTAGGTTTATCCAGGATTTGCCGAAACGATTTCATTGTATTGTATCCTTACAATTCTAAAAAAATTGGGGACCTCTTGGATGATAAGGTCGTCCCCAGAACCTCAGAAATTATGCTGCTAGAGCTAATTCCATGCTGTTATCGTTAGCATTTAACGCTTTGACTGCTCAGTCACCGAAGTCGAACATCTACCTATGCGCTACAAGTCGATACCAGTTCAGCCCCGAAATGGTTCGGAAATTGGTGGAGCTGTGGGGATTCGAACCCCAGTGTTTGCAGATTTCAGTAGTAGTCTTTACGACCATTGAACATAATTAGGATTCCATGTAGTCTTTGATCTCTTCGTAGTATTCTTCCATGACCAAAGCCTCGATGAGATCAATGTTCGGAACCTCCGGAAGAGTCGTCCTCGTTGTATAGAGTTCAATTTCCTCAACCGCAAGTTCAATTTCTTCCATAATCTCGAACTGATCTACGAGACCTTTACGAATATTCAGAAGATAGTCCGCATTGGGTCTGGGGAATATGATTTCTCGCGTCTGAAGAAGCTCGATACATTCCTGAGTAAGTCGCACAGCGTGCATCATACCCTTCCAGTCGATACCTTCTTTTGTCTGAGCCTCGAGAGTTCGCTTACCATATTGATCCATGAGCTTCTGATAGACATCAATCGCGTTCCCAATAGAAATGGTGAACGGAACTTTACGACCGCATACCGAAAGATGTGGGATTACTTTACCAGTATCGAGCGTAATGTCGACACATTCAATCAGAGGATTTCGTTCTACGATATATGCTGAAACGGTTCCTAGTGGAGCTAGATGGCCGTATACAGCTTTTCGCTGGTTAAGATCTTTCAGAACTTCTGAGACTGCGTTGATCCGGTCACCCTTCACGACAAATTTAGTCGCTTGGCTGCGAGCATACGAAACGAATTTGCCGACGTTCTTAGAAAGAAACAGATCCCGACGAGTACGGAATCTTTCCCATTTGTGAGTCCAATGAATGAATGCCCACGAAGGTGCGAACAGCATTTCAATCGCGATCGGTTGCTGATCAGAAAGCAGCCTACCAAAATGCGCCAGGCTCATAGATTCAAAATCACAATCCGGATCGACAGGTTCTGAATACAGGCTTGGAGTCTGTTTAGACTTTGGGGATCGTCCTAGAAGGATTTCAGCAGGATCAGGAATATGAATTGCCTTGATATCTAGATCTGATGTTTCGACATTTGTTCCATACAAATGTGATCCATACTTCATACGAATGACTTCGCTAGGCATTAGGCAACTCCTGAACATTGTTAATTATCATAATGATACTTCATCCGCAACAGAAAGTAAAGCATGCAGTTGAATTTATATCACGGGACGAATCAACGCTTCGTTAAATTTGAACAGTCGAAAGCACGAATTGCGAACGATTACTACGGCGGCGGAGTTGCATACTTCACAGACAATCTGGATATCGCAAAAGGCTACGCCTCATCGATGCAAAAGAAATCTGGTGGGGACAAACTGATCTATCAAGTTGTTCTGAACATCATGAAACTGTTTGATGTTGATCAAAAATTCAGCGGAAAAGACTTGATGGCGTTCATCGATAAGAAATCATCAGAAGAGTTTGCGCGCGGCGCAGGATTACTATCATTAGGTTCTGACAAATATAAAGTGCTCGACGAACTTGAAAGCGGTCGTATGGTTCTGACTGGAGATCAAGTTTTCAAAGGTCTTTCTCAAGGCATGAACAAAACTGCTCAAGCTCGAGAGAAGCTCAAGAAATTGGGATACGATGCTCTACGATATAATGGTGGAGCGATGGGTATCACTGCTCAGAAGCATAACGTCTACATCGCATACGATGCGAACAAGATTCGAATCATCGAACCAAGAATGATCGTCGCCTCCGAAACTCAGATCAAAGAATCTGGAACCGGAGACGAGCGATACAAACTGATCTGATTACCTCTTCGACGCCTGATCGATCATTACCTTGAACAGAATGATGATGATCCAGATGGCAAATACAGCCCACCAAATTTCGGCAGGGAAATTGCCTAGAGCAGGATACTGAAACGCTGCCGCGAGGCGATCGTCGAAGCAGTACCAAAACAGAAACAGAATCTCAAGCATTTAATATTCCTCCTTCTCACAAAACAATATAATCATTATACCGGTATTCTGAAAAAAGTAAACCCTCTTTGATCAGAATTTAGATTCAATCCATTCGACAGCTTTTGCTGTATCTTCTGGAGTTTCGTGATACAGGGTTTCGATACAATCCATGAGATTGAAATTATTGCAGATGTTGGAAATCTTGGTTTCTCGACCAGACAGAAATTGTTCTGACTGATTAGATCCGCGCTCAGAATAACGAATGCTGAGTGTTCTGGAATCTGCCTGAAGTTTCAGAATATGCAGTTCCACCTTGGGTAGATCCATGATATATTCGAAGAAGGATGCTGATCCGAGCCGATCGCCTTCGAAGAAGATATTCGTGGATTTATCACATTCTTTCAGGAAGATCTTAGCTTCTGGCATGACGCTCATCGAGAGCTTGTCTGTTCCAGCGAAGACTTCACCTTCGTCGTATTTTCCCAGGATATAAGTGTTTCGTGACGGCGAATACTCACAAGTCACGAGTTTACGTGGTTCAGCACGTTGCCAATCGGATGCGTGCTGTTTCATCCAAGCGCGCGTAAGCGTCGTCTTACCCGTTCCAGGAACTCCAATAAGTCCTACGATTTTCATGAATTTATACCCTCGTTAATGATCTTAGATTGAAAGTGAGAGGTTTCCCTGTTTCCTTTTGTACAACCCAAGCCTTCTCATTATAGATAGCGATAATTAAGCCTGAATGTGTTTCGTCACCAACCTTTAATGGTGCGGGCGCTGGGACATAGTTTTTGATCGGAAGATTCTGAAACGCATCAAGAAGGGGAGCCATGTCATACGCCAGCATAAAATATTCGCTCATCCTCATATTTTCTGCTGGATCTCCGACCATCAAATCTATTTTTCCTCTATTATTCAATACAACTGTAATAGGAACGTCGAATTTATCACCATGGTTGAATTTGTAATTCATGATACCCTCTCCAATATATCTAGGCTGTAAGTGCAACATGGTGCCTCCCTATAATCTGAATTTCGTAGTTTCACCCAAGCATAATCGCCTTCAATCGCTAGAATTGCACCATACTGAGTTTGATCACCAACTCGAAGCTCTCGTTTTTGATAATTCATCGGAGTTATAAACTTTCCAAGCTGCACCGGAATTTCAATACTCAACGAGTCTAGATGAATATCTGGAATATTCTTGCTCTGAACTTCTAGATAAATCGTGGTATTCGTTTTCTTGCCAGTTTTGACGGCAATATCGAATGTATCACCTTCTTCGGTATCTAGAATGTTCAATGAAGTCTCCTTACGTTTTCGTAATTAATCAGACCCGAGTGTTCGATGCGAATCACCTGCACACGGTCACCCATATATGCGCGGATGATATCTGCCTGAACAGGATCATCCTCCCAGTGAATTAATACCTCATACCCTGAAGCTTGTAAAGCCCAAATTTCACGGACCTTATGCATCGCCGAAGATTCTCGAGTCTTCTCATCGAATGGCAGAGGATTGAATCGTACTTCATTGTAGATTCCGCGCGATCTTAGAAACTCGTAGGTTTCATCAGCTTCCTCGAATGACCGACCGGTCACGATGATATCGTTGATCTCCGGTTTGATTCCTCTGTATGGCTGAGGAAGATAGATAACTCCGTCTAGATCAAACGTATTGATTCGTTTGGAATATATTTCTTCCGTAGTTTCCAAGAAGCTTGAAGGTTGCCAAGTTGGCGTTACTGTTACCGTCATTTCTTAAACCTGACAATCATATGCAGTTTTGGAATCTTGAAAAGTATATGCTAGGTCTTTAGCGGAAGGATTATTGATTTTCAATTGGGCTTCTACCATTGGTGTCAGAATTCTTCGAGCTAGAGCGTCACATTCGAATTTAGCGTCTTCAGTCTTCATTTGTACTGGCGGAGTCTTTTGTGAGTATGCCGACGCTCCCCGAAGATAACCGACAACACCAAGTTCAGCAGCCACTTTACAATATCGAATTGCGTCTATAACGATAGCTCCGGAATTTGGACTATCTTGAACACTTAATCTGCCGGTGAATTCGTAACGAGCTCCGGCCCAACCATACGCGATGATATCGAAATTTGCGATCTTGTTGTCAGTTCCGATATATGTTCCGCCTGGCCTTTGAATTACCGTAAGTGATGGCCCTGCGAATTTCGTTTGCCCAGCGGTCGATACACCGCGAACTACCGATTGTCCTGCGAGAACATTTTCTTTAGAGATATGTTTATTTTTCAATCTTGCCTGCTCGGCCATGACTAGAAAATCTTGATTCGCCGTTCGGCCTGTCCTAATATTCTCTTGACCTTGCGATGATCCAGCTGCCATATTAGTTTGAATATGTTGTGTGACAAGTAGGCCAGCGTCTAACATCATACCTTCGATGACTTCCGACATTCTGGAAGCTCCACAAGAAGATCTCATATCAGAACCAACTATAGTCACACCATGATCTATAGCCATTTGTTCTAATACCATCGCTTCATCGGTTGAAATATAAGATGGCATACAGTTGATCACATGAACACCAGCTCGAATGGCATTTTCAATATAAAATTTCGAAGCTTCATCCGAACCAACTGGCATATAATTCAATAGAACGTCAACAGAATTGTCTTTGAGAATCGCCATATATTGGTCTGCTGTTAGAGCAAGCGCAGAAGATTCTACTATACGAACGGATTCGGGATAATTTAACAGATGCCGGGGAAAGCCATCTAATGTCGGGCCGCGATAAACCCATCCAGGAGCTAGAACGGATTCAACCGAATCAACATGTCGCATATTACAGTTCGGGAGTTCGAATAGAGCGTCGCGAATTACCTTCCGAACTTTTCTAGCATCGATATCGAAAGCCGCGACAAATTTAACATCTGTAACCGAATATCCTCCAATATCTGGTTGACAAATTCCCACAGTCTCATTAGGATTACTTTTGTACCATTGTATTCCTTGAATTAAAGCACTTGCACAGGATCCCAATCCTGCGATAGCTACATTGATAGTCATTGATTTGTTAGTCCTCGTTTATTTCAGTTTTTGTTCGGCGGAATTGCCATTCAGTCATTGGCCGGGTTCAAGCGGAGTAGGACTGAATTCGTTCTATAGTATAACTTAGTCTGATCTAAAAGTAAAGCTAGATGAGACCTAATTCGATTCGGAAATCATTCACCAAATCTTCAATCGCGCCGAGTTCTTCTTTCGATGGAACAGTGACGCCATCTCGGGCGATGGCCGAACACCGCCAAAGGAAAGTATCAATCAATTTCAATCGTTCTTGTCGTTGACGCTGCTCGTATTCTTTGGCATCAATATCCTCGAAGAATCGGATAACGGTATTATCTAATCCATAATCGTATTCATACGCACGATCTATCACATGTTGGGGTAATGGTTTCCCAGGCTTTCCATTCCTCTTCAACCAAGAAATAGAGATGACTTCGCTCCAGCTCTCGTTATTGTATTCATCGAATCCCGACTTGATCTCGATCCAAACGGGCAGACCTCCTAGAATCTTAGCTGGTCCTTTGTCAATCATGATTTCTTGGCCAGCTGTATATTCAGCGCATTCATCGCTTTTTCGGCAGCTTCAGCTCGCTCGCGCCAATACATACCAAGAGTGGCGACGGCATCGAAGCATTTCTTCTGATCCTCGAATTCGTTAATTTGATTCTGAAGATCTTCGATGATAGAACATGCATCATATACGAGTCGATACGGTTTGTCTTGCCAGTCTTGTGATCTTTCACCAATCCTAGCAGGGCCGAGGCGCAACCAATATGTTTCTGGAGTTGGCGTATGTTTCAGAGCGCGACTTTTTTGATCTCTTTTCAATTCTTCTTGCGTAGGAGTGTTTGCAGCTTTATACATTAATTTCTTCCTCTTATTTGATCACCAGTCACAGCGAGCCAACCGCCTATAGCACCAGCGAACATAGCCATCATCACAGCTAGATTTATGTCAATTTGAGCAAATACATAAGTTGGCCAACCGACTAATGCTGCCATCATGACAGCTCCAATAAATCTCTCGATATATTTCATGCGAAAATCATGCAGCTAGTCACACACAGCATAAGCACTACTATGATGAGAGTGGTACATATTGTTCTAAGGTCGTCTTCACTCATACAGCTTTCTCCGCTTGTTCGTCAATTTCATTTCTTGGACGATACAGGAATCCGAACCCAAGATCAATACCAAGGATTTGTAGAGCCAGTCCGATTCGATAATATCGAGCAAACCAATGAGTTCGGCGCAGATTGGTGGCAGGGTCTCTTTCCTCTTCGTCAACCATGCGCGTCCAACCAGGACCAAGAGTACCTTCCAGCATATCCTTGAGCTGGATTTCCTTACCCGGCCAAATTACGTCTCCATACGGATCCCAGGCCCACTTAGACCAAGTAATACCTCCCGAAGGAAAAAGACGCCAATTCACTCCTAGCTCAATCTGAAATCGTTGAGTGAATTTAGCCATTGGGTTTCACCTCTTCCTTTAATCCGTCAGCTTGCTCAGATAGATCTTCTACAGTTGCATCGCGCCATTTGAGCACATTGTTGTATTCCACAAATGCGCCGTAAAACGATGAGTCTCGTGAAGACTCCTCGACCTGAAGAATCAGAACTCTACGAAATCCTGATCGCCCGACGCGATATCTGATTCTTCCGGTCAGGCTCATCCTTTATGCTCCGCCCGAGCAGCTTTGATGGCGGCGATGGCGGTGAGTACCACAAACCATCCGTCCAACGCGCCCGACAGAAACCGAATCTTGTTATTCGGGTCGAGCTCCGCGCAGACTTTCCGGGCCAAGATCAGGTCAGGATCAACCGGCTTCCGCCCGGTGCGGACCAGGGCGGCGGCGATGGCGCTGGGGCCGGGCGAATGGCCAGGGGCGAACAAACGGCTAATCCGATGCGCCTCCTCCGCCGTCGCCAGATCCTCGTCTGTAATTACCGGAATATTATCCATATTACTTGCGCTCACCTTCCAGAATCACAGCGCCGAAACCACGACGGACATGGCGCGGGAAGCCGACCGGATTACCGACCTGAACCTTACCACCACGAGCTTGAAATTCTTCCTTGAGGCGCTCGATTTCCTGAGCCGAAAGTTCGTTTTTCTGACGCATGATAAACCTCCTATTTGAGTGAACTAACCAATATGATCATTATACCCGTATTCTCGAAGAAGTAAATCAGAAAAATTGCTCCAGTGAAGAAATATTCGGTTTTTCATCAGGATATTTTTGAAAGAAAGAGGACCATCGAGATTCTGATGAATCGAGAATTTTTCTGAGGTCGCGAATGTTTTTCATCTTGAGCGTATAAAATTGCATGGATTCTTTCCAGACTGGCTCTGATTGATAGATCTTCGCAACTTCTGGAATTGCAAGAGCAGCCTGACATGCGGCTAATGTGGAGTTTTTACGCTGGCCAGCACCTCCTCTATCCAACGACGATTGCATTCCGCCATGACTGAGCCCAATAGAACTCGATGCTGAAATCCAATTGAAAGAATAGCAACCTCGGTCTCGACAAAGATAGCGAGATGTTCTGATATTGTCGTCCTCATGGGATTGTTCAGTTTTCATCAGATCGGAATTGAATCCACCCCACCACATACCACCGATTTGTTTTGGAGCAAATTCAAAGAACGGTGCGTTCGTCTTGAAAGTCCAATTTTCTCCGGAATGAATCCGGAATATCTGTCCCTGATTATGAGACGCCATTTCATCAAAAATATAATCGAATGTTCGTCCTAGATCAAGAACCGGAATTCTGGAAACAGAATCTTTAATATCAGTCCAGATTTTAATGTTGGAGATATCATCATCCATGAAGACTACCGGTTCGCCTTCAGGAATATGATCTATCGCAGCATTGATTGCGTTATGTCCGCCAACTCCACCGTAAATCACTTCGCTGATCGGAAAGGTTTTCAGATTATCACGATAGAGTTCGTATTGATCTTTGTTAGCCAATACCAGAATGAGGTCTCTATCTAACAAGAGATCCATTTGCATTTGTAGAGCTGCGAATGTTTTCTCGAACAGCTGCTTCGGTCTATCATATGATCTGACGACGATTTTCATGGCGCGTACGAATAGTCTACTTCTTCTTTAGACCATGCCGGATGATCTTTAGATTTGAATCTTAGATAGTTGACGGGATTGTATTTGGTTTCTAGCTTCGTATGATCCGAAATTTGAGACCAGTCGATCAGCATCTCTTTTACACCAGGAGATACAATCTTAGGAAGTTCTAGAACTTCATGAGCATCTGGTTCATCTTTGTACCACCAGTGCGTATTGAGATTGTATCCGTAATCTTTGTATACGCGGAAATATTCTTTGGACCAACCGTAATTTCTGATATTCTTACCTTTGGTCATGAATCCTGTGATGTACGGATTCCAATCGATTTTAGTCGCATAATCATTCCAAAGAGCTTTCAGTTCCGAATACTGTTCGACAAGTTCGTTGCTAGTCCATCCCGTGAATTCTTTCGGATTATCTTTGGCTGCGGTCTTACGAAATTCACATTCACACGACTCAACATTGTAGATATCCACATGGAATGGAATATGTTCGTTGCAATATTCCATGAGAACTTGCGTCGCATCTTCCATTTCTCGAATATCACTCTTATCGAGTTTACCCTTCTTCGCAGCAAGGTCTGGACGATTGAAGACGTAAGTCAGCGCACCAAATTGCGACCAGGTCCCAGACGTATCGTAGAGCTGTTGATCCCAATGATCAATATCCCAGCCGAATAATTCATAGAGGGTCTGTTGTGCAAGCCATGCCGTCATGCGCCCGATCCCGAACAGAGATTTCAGTTCTTCGTTGAGACGATTGTAATTTTGTTCGGTTGTTCCGGAATTGGCTATGTTGCCGAAGTGCTCGAATAGACCAGCAGAACCAACACGATTTTTAATAGATTCTACGAATCCTGGAACTTTACGCAGTCCCCATTTCGTGTCTTTCGCAAATTTGAGTCTTTGCCAATTGTCGTCATGCCACGCCTGAAATTTACCGGAGTCATACGTGAGCAGGTCGGGAAAGAGTTGAAGGGCAATCATAGCCCAATGATTGCGATATGACTGCCCGAACAACAGCGCGTAAAGAACTTTGCTGTCGTTGTCTAGATTCATACTATCAGAGATCACGTTAGAGACGTGATGATGATCGAGATCACCCTCGATCATTCTAACATGGCAAATACGCGAAAAGGCTTCCAGCCGATGCTCTGGAAGCCTCCAATCTACCTTGGGTCTTTCTCTTTCTATGAAATCTTCAAGACTCATAGAGGCTCTCAATCTTCATACCAAGTTACCCTTTCTGGACTACTCCATTTAGGTCCGTGATCGACAGTATACATCTTTTGCAGTGGAATGGAAAAATACGGTCCGACTCCATTTGCATATCCCTCATTTCCAACATTTTCATTCGCGAGGAATATTGTATGACCATATTTCTTTATCAATTGATCATTCAACAATCTGATCGTGACTGGTCCTTCGCGTTCCCAATCTTCTGGAGTAATCATTTCGAACTACGTGTATCCTTCCCGATATTTCGCTTATGATATACATAGAGCGCAAGAGCATTCCACGCTACGGCGATCATATGATGGGATTCGGTTTCTGCATCGTAATCTTCACCGGAAGCCCATGCCCAAGCGTGACGCTCCATAGAAGCGAAGCACTTGCCCCAATCCATACCACGTTCCCAATTGCGGTCGGCATACTTCTCAGATCCTTTACGATAGTGGTCCGCCAGAGCAATGAGAGCTTCTGGAGGCATCAGATCGAACCGAGGCTTGCCTTCGTTATACCTCAATCCTTCTCCGTCCGCTACTACTTTTTTTGCAAGGACGACAGTATCAGGATTATATACTTCTTCAGTAGATTGGCTCAGAAGAAAATCTACGTTAGGCTGTTTATATTCTCGAGCTTTCTTGCCAGATCCTCTGTGATATGCTTCATCGTCGAACATTACATCTGACATTTGATCATCGTATTTCATCAATCGCATCCTTTGCCAACTACATGAGAACCGTCTTTATCGGTAGACCCAAAGATCTTATGAGATACCCAACCCTTCGGGCAAGCAAAACCCCATTCACGAACTCGTGGGCCTGTGATAAATAGTGTCCATACTGGCCGTTCTTCCTCAACAGTGTCTCCACAATTAGGGCCGACTTGGCGATAGAGTTTAAGAAGTTCTACACGATGCAGAGCTTTCGGCATTCTAAAATAGAAATGACCTTTTCTTCGCCAGAACCTTCCTTTCGGAGTAACTTCTATATATTCTCCTTCAAGAAGAAGACTCATGTTGATCCAAGGATGGTCGTGCAAAGCTCTATCGTCATCTGATCTCAGAAAATGATGCAGGTAGATGTTGAAGATGGGATTACGAGGAATTACCCACCAACGATGAAGATATGGATTGGCTTTTGAACCAATCGTGACGTCAGGCTCTCGATTGCAAATCTTACGGAAAAATTCAAGCATCGTAGTCATCATTGAATATCAGTAGGTCGGGAAATTCCCTCCTAGTCCTTATAGCACCGATGATTGTTTTGAAAAATTCCATCCAACCCATGTTTGTGATGACTGCCGCCAAAGATAGACCAGCGACCATTTTCAGGACCATCTTATCTTTGTCTGTACGATCACCTTCCCAATCAAATCGAGCAATAATATCCTCAATTCCATCTAGAACTCCTCCGACTAATCGAAGAGCCTTTTCATCTGTAGTCTCAGTCATCAAACATATCCTCTAATGAAAGCGACTTCGCTTTGGGTTTCGCATTCGGATGCATACGGTAAGTCTCTTCTTCACCGATTTTCGACTTACAGAACTCGAACCATTCAGGATCGTTTTCCCAACCAGCCAGAACACCGTTGAATTGGTTTCTTCCGGCGCATAATACAGGATCGGCTTTTCTCATTTCGATGAATTCATATCGAGCATCTTCATACTCTTTACTACCAGTTCCAATCAGACCTTCTCTGAAGTAACAGACAACCGAAATACGATGTCCATCAATTGGAGTATTACCATGAATGATGCTGTGATTAGCAACAAGAAGAAGATCGCCTGGTCTAAGATTAATGGCAGTTCGATACTCCGGGAGGACAAGAAGCCCACCAGTGAAATCAGATTTACCGTCAGTAATAACTGATAGATTAGAGAAGCCGGACCCCAAATCTCCTGCGTCGAGATGAGCCGCTGTTTGAAACGACTTATTGACCGTGACAGTGGTGAAAACAGTTCCTGGTAGAACGAAACGATGATCAATGGATTCACAAGCTCGTTTCTGGTTTGCATAGCGAGTAGGTAGGTATTCACTGAAAGCCTCCGAAAGACGTTTGAGGTATGGAAATGCTTTCGCGAATTGTTCTGGATGCTCGCGATTGTAAGCACATGGGCGGACGTATGGATATCGGGGATATCTGTCGAAGAATCCTGCGACTCCAGAATGCGCATGATTGGCGTAAGTCGAAGTCGAGATGTATCGATCTTCTACGAATTCCGCAGCAGCTTTCTGCTCGTGCGCAGGAAGTTTTCGCGTCTCTTCAAGCCATGTATGCCAATTGAATTCGTCTTCGACTGTCGAATGAATCAGCCACATATTTCCGTGACCGGGCGCATCATAGCGACCTTCGTACTCGTCGAGTATTTCTTGAATAGGATCATAACCAGGAAGAGGCGTCTTACCCTTCATCATGGTCGCAAGGATCTTCTCCTGATAGGCAGTTACCCAGTCGCGATTACCGATCTTCATCTTCTTAGGACCAGCGGCGAGGCCACGATTATTCGACATTCCGTCGGCAACTCTTGCGAGACCTTCGTATGCTCCAGTGAGCTCGACTTTCGGGAAGTAATTTTTGATGAACACGAAACCAATGCGGTCTTCGTTTAGTTCTTCATCGAGCGAATTGTTCTCGATATAGAACATCGTATCTGAATCGACTACTGTATCGTAGTGACTTTCGTCCAGAAACTGACCTAGTAGATGATCGGAATTGATTTTCTTAGAAGCGACTATTGTTTGCATTGGTTATTCCTTAAGGTTGGAGCAAGTATAGCTCGTACCATGTAAGTAGTAAATCAATTTTTGATGACTACCACATCATTTTTATTGAGCCCTCGAAGCTTCTCAATCTGCATCTCGAGTTCTTCAATATCATACCATCTAGACCATCGTTCGAATTCAACTACATACCAAAACACATCAGTCTTGAGTTTTTCATGAATCTCTTCGTATGTGATGTATACCTTCTTTTTAATTTCTACAAACTGGCATAATGCGCTATATATTTTGAATTTCGTAAAAATATCTACGATCATGATTGGCATAAGAGCAAGCAGGACAACAAATCCTACAAGTTGAATAGACAAATGTCGGTAAATATCATCAGCCTGATACCGAATCTTACCAGTCGTTGGCAAAGATTCATTTATCGCCTTTGCCGCGTCTGTTTTAGCTGCGAATTTATCAGCATAGATTTCAAGCGCGCGCCATGCAGGAACATGAATTTCTTTAATCATAGACAAACTGCTCCAATTGAGGCGGAGAATACAACGAAGATTTCATGACCTTACCATCTTCCCGCCAGATCACATTTCCATTTTCATCGAGCTTGCTCATGTTCGAACGATGAACTTCGGCAAAGCACTTATCAGCATCGATACCTATCTCGACGAAAGATCCATACACAAAGTATAGGATATCTGTAAGAGCATCCGCGACGGCGACTAGATCCGTAGATTCGCGTTGTGGTCTTTGTTGACGAACAGTATTCAATACGGTTTCGAGAACTTCAGCGTGTGCTGGATCATATCCTTGAGCTACTAAAAGCTCAATGAGCTCTTCAACGATGAATCCATTCCGAAGCCATGTGCGTTCTTCTGAAAGATCTTGAGGAGAGTCCGCAATTGGTAAAGAGAAAGTCTTGTGGAACTCTCGAACCATTTCAAAATTAGTCATAGATAGTACTCGTGTGCAGCATTGTCGCATTCCTTGATAGCTTCGTCTAAACTGTCGAACGTATCGCCCTCGTGATGGATCCCACTTTCTGGATCAACACCCGCGACGTCACAAATGGTGAATTTGTTTGGATCATCATAATTTTCGATAACGAAAAATTCGTTTACCGAATATAGTGCATATTCAGGAACAGGATTCATATACAAATCTTGAAAGCTGTTGATTCTGATTTTATTACTATCACCGTATCCAGGAGCTTGCTTGACTGACATATCGAAGTCCAGGAAGAAGAAATCAATATTACCGACACCCCAAGCTCTAGCCTTAACAACGCGGCCCAAGACTTCGAGAATTTCAAAATCTTTGTGTTCATCGATCGCATCGAGAATTTCGTGGCGATTGAAAGTAGTCGCGCATCCATCCGGATAGAACAGAATATCGACATCCTTTCGCAGACCCTGCTTATAGAGCACTCCGCCAGTCAGAGCGACGTGAGCGCCGAGCGGACTCACCAAAAGCTCTAGCTGTTGGCACAGTTTTTTCGCGTTCTTAAAATCCCAGTTCATAGATAATCCTCACTTTCCCACTGTATATTTCTGAACGATGTTCCATTTACTCTTGTCTTTGAACGGTACGACTTTGATCTCATTCGTCGGAGCTCGCTCGTCGATCATAGATTCAGTAACGATTTCCACAAGTCCCCAATCTTTGAGAAGATTAGCGATGGCATTACGACGTAGGCGATCGTTTTCATCGAACGTCGTATCTTTACCATCTAGCAAAAACATCTCTTTGAAATGAACGATGTAATACTTACCCTTCTTATGAAGAATCAGACAAGAGGGATAGAGAGTCGCCGTCTTTCTGTTAATCACGCCGATACGCGTAAGCGTCTCGCGGACAACATTAAACGAATCACTCTTAGGTAACTTTACTTCAATGAACGACGAAAGTAAAGGATTATTTTTCTCTGCTGTCATGATTTTGATACTCCACCGTCTTTAGCTGCATAATGAGCTCTTAGAGTTTCTAGTTGATTAGTAGCTTCCAACAGTTTGTAGACTTGCCGAGCTTTCTGAATACCATACCCATAAGTCTGCTGAATCATATTCAAATCTGCATCTTCGCTAGATTTTGCCCAACGACTGAACCGTTTCTTTGGACGAATGGCATTCAGATAGAACTCATACTGAGCTTTGTTTGGAATACCTGATCCGTAATTGAGCTCGTTCGCGTAAAGAACCGTGTCCTGAAAATATGAAAACTGTCTGTTGATTATATACGGGACGTATTCTTTATCGGCTAGAGCATTCGATTCTGGATGCTTCAGAAAGAGATTGATCTTCTCTTCACTGTTAATGCTGTTGACATATTCGAATAGATTCATCGGATTGTGAACGTAGTTCCAGGAGGATATGGAACGTAAATCTTCAGATTGTCGAACACAACCTCGAGAATCTCTGTTCGTTCCTGAAGTCCAGTAGCAGCTTGATTAGCCTGGGACTTGCTGTTGAAGAACATGGCGTTAGTAAGCCAATTAGTCCAGCAGCACATTGCCTCACCGCCGTGATAGAACGAGCCCGTCTCTACGTCGCGAATAACAAATTTACCACCGTGCATAATCTACTCCTTGAACTGACAATCGGCCATGACTTCAGCAGAGAATGCTGCACGATTGACCTGAAAGTCCACGATAGTCGCTTCAGCTAACATATACTTCTGAAGATGTAGCACAAGCTGCGGGATAGATTCCTTCGCGAACATATCACTGGCAGTATCGTAGAATTTACGATAGAAGTCTCCAGTCGAGATATCTTCGTTTTCAGCAACCCATCGACGAGCTTTCGTGAAGTTACGCGCCTTCAGGTAGTCCGCGAATTCCTTGAAACGTTCTTCTTGGAAGTCGGTTAGAATACCCGAATCGATCTGTCCACTTGCTGCATAAGTCTGTAGCTCCACCAGAACGTGACGACAATCAGGGAAGTGCTTACCAATAAGGGCAGCAACTGCTTTCGGATCATAGGGAACATTCTCCTCTTTCAGAATGGCTTCGACACGCTTCATGAACTTAGGACCGAGCGCGGCAATTTCTTTTTTCGTGATGTTGAACTCTACAAGACTCATTCTCGAGAGTAGTGGATCGATGATCTTGTTCTTGAAGTTACAAGTACCGATGAAGCCACAGTTCTTCGAGTATTGCTCCATGAAATTACGCAGAGCAGGCTGAGTAGAGTTCGGATTAAGGTAGTCCATCTCGTCGAGAATAACTACCTTTCGCCCACCATGCATAGAAACAGTCGAAGCAAAGTTCTGAATTTCTACTCGAAGGGTATCAATATTACCGCTCATAGATCCGTTGATTTCTAGGAAATCAATGTCAAGCTCGTGGCATAGAGCTTTCGCGACAGTAGTCTTACCTGTACCAGCCGACCCAGTGAGTAGTAGGTTCGGGACTTCATTCTTTTCAACAAACTTCTTGAAAGTATCTTTCAGACGTTCAGGCAGAATACAATCGTCGATCTTATTGGGACGGTATTTTTCACACCAAAGCAAATTTTTTGGATCTGTTTTTTCAACCATTATTAAATATCTCCTAAATATAATGTGGATCACGATATTACTAGTATCTACCCACTCTAAGTCTCTACTGCTTACACAGGAGTTCTCAGCATGGATATTTATGGAAAAATATATCAGATAACAAACAAAGTAAATGAAAAAATTTATATTGGTAAAACTCTGAAATCTTTAGAAGACCGATTCAAACGCCATTATTACAGTTCTAATGGTCCAAGACCAAAAACATACTTACATAAAGCTATCAAAAAGTATGGTATTGAAAATTTCGAAATTTCATTACTAGAAGTGGTAGACGCAACTACAATAAACGACAAAGAAAAAGCGTATATTAAACATATGAATCCCGAATATAATATGACTATAGGCGGGGATGGAGGAAATACGTCATCTTCACCAAACTATATTGAAGGTATGCGAAATAGAGATTTTAATGGCTCTAACAATCCTATGTTTGGTAGAAAAAGAAATATATCTAAGCAACAGTTAGATAAGGCACACAAAGCAGCTTCTATAGCTAACAAATGCGCTGTTATGTGTGAAGGGATTTATTATAATTCTATTCATGAAGCTGGATTGACTTATGGTTCAGAAAAAAGAATCAGAAGACGATTAGATGATCCAAAATGGCCTCAATTTTATAGATTACGAGAAAAAACTAAAAGAAAACTAGTCTTGCAGGAACTGAGGGTCTTCTCCTTTCGGAGTGATATTTTGAACATCAGTCCATTGTCCTGACGCAAAAATAGCAGCAACGGTGCGGCTGGCTTTATCTTGCCAGAAAATCAAAGAACCATCTGATCTAATTTCCCATGTTTCGGCAATGATAGTCTTTTTAGAGGCATACCCATTGGTGTTTGTATAAACTTCATACTTGCTCATTTTAGCTCTGATCTCCTTGATTTCTTCTATCCATTTTTCCTTTTCAGGATCTTCGCAGTCTGGTTGATTTGCGACCGTATCGAATTTCTTCGCCGCTTCGATGAGTTTCATCAACTCATCGATCTGCTCTGGTGTAAGAATTGGCGCTGGTGTATACGGAGTCGGTCGAGGATACCGAGGATATGGAGTAATTGGGGTTGTTTCTATATCCCAAGGATTCCAAGGGAGTTTCGCAGGTTGTGGCCATCGGTCTCTTCCGTAATCCAGAATGTTAGAATAGACGCACATTAGAATTCAGACGCGCCTGCTTCTAGAGCAACGAAATATTCGGCCTTCTGAGAAGTGAACTTCGACAGACCTTTCTTCATGATCTCGACCGTATAGTCATCCGGCAGGAACTTGAGATATTCGATCTTGAATACCGCACTGAATTCCAGATCGGTCTCACCGACCTCGACGCTATAGTTGCTGCCGTTCTTGATCTTGCTATCGAACGTCCGAGCGAAGAGCTTACCATCTTCACCAACAATCGACATTTCCGAGACGCCAAGAACCGATGCAGCCTTCAGAATCTTATCTAGACTCGCTTTGCTCAGATCGAAGCTGATATCAGAGGTGAAATTCGGAACCTTCTTCGGGGTCTTGATAGAATCCATATCGCCATACAGATAGACGACGCGTTCCGATCCAGTTCCAACAATCAGATATTGATCCTTGAATTCGATCTCGGGCTCGTTGAAAAGTGCCAGAACTCCCAGGAATTGAGAAAGATCGCCAATACCAAACTGGCGATCGAATTCTTCTGGAACCTTGATCTTCGCCATCACGCTACTCGCGGGTGAGATAGAACGTAGTTCATTACCTTCGTTGATAATGATACCAGGGTTGATAGAAGCACAATTCTTGAGAGCTTCAATTGTCGCTTGTGATAGTTTCATAGTATTCTCCATGTATGATTGATATAGATTCAGTATAGTTCAAGTATATAGGGAAGTAAAGTGAAATATTCGTTCCGTATCTAATATCCTGTGAGTTTACGTTTCAGAGCTCTAGCATCCCAGTATGCATTATGCTGTACAGCGTTCGGAATATCGTTCGGCCATGAATCTACCCGAACAACATCGAACTGCATTCTAGGAATTGCGGCCATTGTTCCAGGACCTGTGATTACCTGTTGACATAGATATTTGATATCGTCAGGCCAATCAGCAATGATATATGGAACTCCAGTATCGTGTCCATCGTGTCCGGAAGTCAAGAATCGTGCAATAAGATGTGGAAATCGATCTGTTGCTTCCGGACCTTCAGTCTTTCCGGCATCCATCTGATCTAATGGAATATCCCACAAAATCGGAATGACATTTTCTCGAACCCAAAGATCAGTCGCGGTATCTTTATAGACAAGATAGAGCGCTTGGCCGTCCTGTCTAACAAGCGACAGAGAGATCAGGTCTCCGCCAAATCCATCGAATTCACAGTCAAGGAAGAACTTATTACTCATTACTTCAGCTTTGTAACTTCCACATTGCTATCGTTCATCACGACGATCACTTTAGACTTGACATCTTCTAGATTCAACTTCTCATTATCAGTTTCGAAGGCGAGAAGACGTTTACCGCGACTATGATCGAAAGCATACTTCACGCAAGATGCTCCAAAAGATTCCGATACGAGCTCCTTGAGCTTTACATCAACTTGAGCAAAATCGGTATAGAGGCTTGTTGTAATCATGAAAATCATATTCAGATTTCTCCTAGAGCTGCGAGATACAGATCGGTCAGGGATTCTTCTTCCTGAACACGAGCGCGGTCCTTTTTACGACGGGCGATGATCTTCTTGATGATCTTCACATCGAAGCCATTACCTTTCGCTTCAGCGTAGACTTCCTTGAGTTGATCATTCACCTCAGTCTTTTCCTGAATCAGCCGTTCGGCTCGTTCGATAACAGTCTTGAGCTGCTGAGCAGCAGTAGAATTTAGTACGTCAGTCATTTGTTGTATTCTCCTTATAGGTTTTGTTCGATATAATCGGCGATTTCTGAAAACGATAGTCTTTTATTATCATTAAGATCGACTAGATCATCAAGATTATTCGATGAAAGTCCCATTTTGTTACTAAATCCCACAGATAGTGTAGAGTACAAAGACGTTCGCGCGTCCTCGAATTTATATTCGAAAGCATAATCTTCTTCTGTAGATTTACATGGAACTTGCTCTATGTCACAAAGAACTCCAAGGCAACAAAAATAATCGCCAGCATCTCGGAGAAACGAAGTTCCCTGTTTATAGTTGCCGCTCCGAAGAGCTGCAACCCACTTCTGTTTGATTTCAGGATTCATCATCTCGTTCATCTCCATAGATTTCATCAGTATTCAACGAAAGTTCTCTGATTTCGTAGTCTAAACTATATTCTATAAGTCCACGACCAATTCCAAAACGATCGTCGAGTTTTGCTAACTCTTCGGGAATATGATCAATATGTGAAAATGTATTTGGAAGACGGTCAAGAACTGCTTCTAGACGTCGAAGATGTTCCTCGGCTTTAGCTTTACTGAGATAAGCAGGCGATACGAGCCATGTATGATAATCTTCATACGCTCCAGTAGCACCTTCGATCACATATATCTTTTCCATTCGCTATTACCTTTGTTGACTAAAGCAAATTTCATTCAGATTCGCATCTGAATCTACCAAAACCTTAGTATGATCGATATATCGCGCGTGTGCGTAATACAGTTTCTGATCATTAAGATTTTTTACGATTACCATGTCATCACTACATACCTTAACAATTGAAAACTGCAGATTAGTATCTGGTGAGCCCTCACACGCAGCGAGCGAAAGACCAGCAGCACAAACGAGGCCAATCAATAAACGTTTCATCATAACAACTCTCCTCTATCAACAAATGGTTCGGGATCAAGGAATCGAACCCCAATTCTCTGACTCAAAATCAGATGACTTACCGTTAGTCGAATCCCGATCAATGTAGTGGTCTGGATGAGAAGATTTGAACTTCTAACCTCTAGCTTCCAAAGCCAGCGCTCCACCGTTGAGCTACACCCAGATGCATCTTTAGGTGAGAGTTCTATGGTATATCTGGTCATCACTCCAGAAGATGAATTCGGCCTCGTGAATCGAACACGACGTGATTTTTCCTACACAGGACAAAATCAACCCAATACCGTATACCATAGAACTCTCAACTCGATAACTTATAATAATCACTATACTTTAGAACCATTCTATTGTAAAGCAATATTTTTGGCGGCGGATAAAGGAATCGAACCATCAACCTTTCGGTGGCACAGTTTTCAAGACTGCTAGAGCGCCATGCTCGCTATCCGCCTAGAATTTACTAAGTATAAAATACCAGTCGCGAGCGGCAACTCCACTGATTCTAAAAGCAGAGATACTTTCAGCATGAATTATATAGCTATCTACAATTCTATCATAGAATTCAGAAGAGCGAATCCATTACTTGAAGGGTATTTTGAAACACATCATATAATTCCTAGATGTTTAGCTC